TGGTTGCTGAACAAGAACTCTAGGTTCTCGTGGGGAGTGGCTCCGACGTACACGAAGGTTGAGCAGATTATTATTCCAGCTGTCGTTCAGGTGCTTCATGATGTCTATGGGCTCCGTGAGCGAGTGCATTACAGTTTGACCCGAACGCCGTTTTGGAAGCTGGTTCTCAGGGGCTACCAGCATGAGCTGCATTTTCTTTCGGGGGATAGGCCCGAGTTGTTTGTCGGATCAAACATTGCAGGCTGGTGGATTACGGAGCCAGGGTTACAGAGCCGAGAGGTCTATGAGAAGTGCCAGACTCGTTTGAGGTGTCCTCGTGCAGTGGTCCGGCAGGGCATGGGGGAAGGAACCCCGGAGGGGATAAATTGGTATGCGGACATGGCGGACATACCGGGCATAGGGTACTCAAGGTTGGACGGCGAACGTAATTTTCGGCGGTTCATTGTGGAAACCACTATGAACCGGCATCTGACACCATCGCCGGAGGTCTATGCGAAGACCAAGATTCGAGACGTGTACTCGTACGACCAGAACAAGGTCATGTCGTACGAGAAGGGGCTGTTTACCAAGTTTACCAAGGGCTCGGCATATTGGGAGTTTGTTGAGAGTCGCAATGTGACTGCCAGTTTTCAGAAGACTACAAGTTTGCCGGTGATGCTGACGTTTGACTTCAACGTGGCACCTCTGGCGTGGGTGGCTATGCAGGAGTTTAAGGTGCAGCAAAATGCCTTTTCGCCTCGTGTGCATAAGGTTGTGGCGCTTGCCGAGTCATCGGGAGAAAGCAGAGGGTTGATGGATGCGGTGGCTGAGTTTGCTGCGGAGTTCTCGCCATCGGAGTTTGGGCACACTCCGATTTATGTGTTTGGCGATTCGAGTGGGCATGCGAGGAACTATCACGCCAACGGGAGCGACTATGCGAGTGTGCAGCATTATTTAAGTGCGCTGGGGTTTTATAACGTGCAGATTATGGCGGCTAAGTCTAATCCGCAGATTAAGCACAGGTTGGAGAAGACGGCGGCGCTAATGGCTTATGAAAAGTTTGCCGTCGATGTAAAATGCAAAAGACTTATACAATCTTTTGTAAAGACTGCGCTGAGAGAAGGAACCTTTCAGATTGAGAAACCCCGTGGGGAGGATTGGACTCACTATTCCGATGCTTGTACCTACTGTTTGTTTCAAATCTCTAGGGACATAAAGATTGAAGGGCTCTACGATTATACAAAACCACTTGGGGCAAATCTGTAATAGAGACTTATGGCAAAAATAAAGTTTTACGAGCATCCAGAGTATCAAGGCAATGAAGAACACTGGGAGACCTATCGGGATCTCTTTGAGGGCGACCATAATCGGTTGATTAGTCAAAAGTACCTGTGGGCGCATGAGCTGGAGTATTCACAACAGCAAACAGGCAACTCGGATGTTCGTACAGGAACAACCGAGAGCGTTGGCAGTAAGATTCGCCGCATTCGTGCCCAGAGGAGCCGATATTTTAATGTGTTTGAACCCATAATTTCTACTTGGGTTTCAATGGCTTTGAGCAAGCCGATTCAAGTGGATGAAGAGACGGCTCAGATGTTGGGTGATGATATAGAGGACATTGACGGCAAGGGGACCAGTCTTGCCAATTTCATTATGGGGCCATTAGCTGTTTCGTATTTCAGAGATGGCAAGGCAGTGGTGCTTGTGGATGCTCCGCAGAACGGCGCTCAGAATCTTCTTGAGGAGCTTGCCAGTGGTTTCCGTCCGTACATGGAAGTGTTGGACGTATTGGATCTGAAAGATTGGCAGATGGCCAGTCAGCCGGGACGTTTGGGCAAGATGGATTGGATACGCTATGAGTATGAGCTCATAGAGCCACGTTCCAGTGCTCAAGAGGAGCCGGAGGAGAAGGAGTATTGTCGCTTTCTTTTAAGAGATCCGCAGACGGGTGAGGTTAGCGTTGAAGTCTATGTGGAAGATGAGAACACGCAAGAATGGTCCATTGCGTCTTCTGCCGTTCCCCTTCAGGGCTTTACGGAACTGCCGATTGCCATAGCTCAAAATAACGTATCGTGGGTCAAAGACGTTGCAGAGCTCCAGTTGGTTTTGTTTAATCTGATGTCGGCTCACTATAATCTTTTGAACACGCAGGCGTTCCAGCGTGTATTTGTGTCGGGTGATTTGCAGGACAGGCACATTATGTCCATTAGCGAGTACGCTGTAAGCGTGCTGCCTGCCGATGCACAGCCGTATGTTATTCAGCCAACGGACACTTCGAGCCTTTTAAAAGCGATAGACACTACCATTGACCAGCTCTATCGGGTTGCCTTCAACCGAACACGAGGCGTGCCGTTGGACAGCCGAGAGGCTCCAGGGGCATCAACCCTTCGGGAGATGAGCACGGAGCTTATAGCTCTGTTGATTCAATCGGTTGGAGAGATAGAGAGCGTGGTCAATCAGTCTTTGAAGAACTATGCGATCTTTAAGTTAGGTTCAGAGCGAGGGGCAAACTTTCAGGGGCGAGTAACTCTGTCTCGTGACATTACAGCTGAGGACATTGGCTTGCAGATCCAGATGTTCTTGGCGTACCGAGATGAGATCCGAAACATTCCAGAGTGGCGCAAGGCGCACTTGAAGAAGGTTGCGGTTTCGATGGGCTACAATAACTCTGAGCGGTTAGACATTGTTCAGGCGATTGATGAGCAGATGGCAGCTCCAGCACCTTTGGTAGCTCCGGTAGCTGCAATAGTTGAAGAAGACGGTGAGGACGAAGACGTTCAACCATGACGGAAGAAGAGATCCAGGCGTTTGTCGCTGCGAGAATACGTCGGGAGGACCGGGACATAGAGGCGTATGTCGATAGCCTTATTGCCTTTATAAGCAGACAAATTTATCGGTCTCTGCGACAGGCGGGGAAGCTGGAGCGGTTAGACAGCCGAGAGGCTTTGAGGTTCTTTGGCGGACTTCAAAGCGAGTTGGATGACGCTGGGCTGCCGGAGAAAATTCAAAGGCTAAGGGAGCTTTTTGATTTACAGCAAGAAACTGCAAAAAGAGAGTTTTTGCTGACAACCGAGCGAAAGAGACCTCCGAGTTTGTCAGATGAGGGTAAGAAGTCCGTCAGTTTGTATGTTCCAGCACGCCTGCGGAAAGTGGAACTGGAAGTTGAGCGGGCAGTTAATTACGTCCGAGAGGGGCTGATTGATAGGATTATTTCCCAGTCAGACAATGTAGAGGCGCAGGATGTGGTTATTGAGGAAGCTTTGGGCAAAGTGTCTAAAACGCTTTCCAATCAGGTGAAAGACTCCGTAGCAACCTTCGGGAGAATTATTCAGGCTGATCAGATCCGACAAGCGGGCATTGAGTTTATTTTGTATGCCGGTCCGAAAGATGAAAGGAACCGTTTGTTTTGCGCCCATCGAGCTCGCAACGTGTACACATGGGCCGAGGTAAAAACCTGGGACAACGGACAAACGGCTCCATCCGATATTTCGCCCGGAGGGTTTAACTGTCGTCATCAGCTTATTCCGCTGTCAGACGCTTTAGCTGAGAGCATTATGGCTGAGAGAGGACAAAAGACGGTCAACTTCTACGACTTAAAACACGCTGGAAGGGGCAGGTAATGAGCAAACTAGAGTTTGATTGGAAGGGAACCATCACCAGCGTTGTACAGAACAAGTTCAACCGATTAAAAACCGTGTTAAAGGACGCTGTAAAGGTCGAAGAGGGGCGGGTCAAGCAGCGAACTCAAGCTGGTCAGGGACTTAACACCTCTTGGCTAGGCTATTCAGACGGCTGGGCAAAGGTACGAAAACGAAAGAATCTGCGTACCGACATCGTTGATCTAACCTTTACAGGCGATATGTTTAAGAACATGCGAACCGATTCTAAGGAGGATGGTCCCTCAAAGACCACCGCTTTCGTATGGTTCGGAGGAGACCAGTTGAGCAACGATAAAGCCGTTGGCAACAATAAGAGAAGACCGTTCTTTGGATTCTCCAAGGAGCAACTGGACATAATTCTAAGCAAACTAAGAAGCACAAAATGAGCGACGACAATAACCAGAATGACCAGAACGCACAGCAACAAGATGGTGGGGTTAGTACCGAGGAGGCTTTGAAGCTTAAAGACAGGAACCAGAAGCTTCAGGGGCAGTTGGTCGACTTAGAGAAGAAATGGAACCAGTTTTCTTCCATATATAAGGATGTAGATCCAGACGAGTACCGTCAGCTCAAAGGGAAGTTAGAGGAGCTTGAAAAGACGGCAGCGTCCAAAGACCCGCAGAAGCTTGAAGAGTTGTGGGAAAAGAAGCTTCAGAAGCATCGAAGCGAGTCTGAAAACCAAAGGGAGAAGCTCGAAGTAGAGCTAAATCAGCTCCGACAGAAGAACAAGTCGTTGGCAGTTACAGACAAAGTTATGTCGGAGATCAATGGGTTGTTCAACTCCGACGCCTCCAAGTTCATAAAAAGGGAGGTGGAAGAGTTATGCGACTTGGATGAAGATGGTTCTATCGTCGTAAAGGACGAGAACGGGGAAGTTCTCTTCAAAGGCGCTCGACCTCTCACTGTTAAAGAGTTTGGCGAGCTTCTTGTTGAGAAATATCCGAGTCTTGCAAAAGCCTCGGGCGTTGGAGGAAGTAAGGATATGACTCCTGGGCAAACAGCTCGGAACAGGTCGTCCAACAAAACTCCACAAAGTTGGGCGGAGTTGCAGGCTATGCCGAACGCTAGGGAAGTGCTTGAGCGACTGAAGCGGGAAGACCCGGCAGCCGTTCAGAAGATTTTGAGAACTATATCCGCATAGGATACTCGTTCGGCGGAGACGGGAATTTTATATTTAGGAGATAACAATGGGTGCTGTAAGCAACATTACTGAGCTTGGTAACAGCGTAAATGTTACCGACGTACTCGCAGCGGGAATTTCCCCTGCGCTTGTCAAATCAAACTGCATGATGGCTCTCATGCACACTGAGAACCTTCCACAAGGCACGATGACGACCAAGCTCACAAAGCGTGGTTATCTAACTGCCGCAGCTCTTGCTGAAGCTACAGCATTGGCACCGAACGCAAATGGCGAGCTTACTGATTCTTCAGTTTCAGCAGTTATCGCTAAGTGCGCTGTCGTAACTGGTGTTTCTGTTGAGCAAGGACAGTTTGGAAGCATCGGAGCTGACCGCATTGCGGCAGAGCATGGTTCAGCTATCGGACGTTACGTTGATAACGACGCTCTCTCTCTCTTCGGTGGACTTTCTCAGGGTAACACCTCTGCGTCAGTTCTTACGATTGACGATGTGATGCTTGGTCAATTCAACATCTTCAACAGCGAGTGTCCAAACAAGGAAGTTCCTCTCAAGACGGTTCTTTCACACCGTGGACATTTCAACATCAAGAAAGAGATCATCAACTCTGGAGCATCCGTTTGGACTAACCAGTCGTGGATCGAGATTCTTGGTCAAACTCCTGCTTCTAACTGCTATGTTGGAAGCCTTGGTGCTATCGACTTCTACGCTACATCAGGACACTCTCTTGATGGCGCAGATGCAGTACAAGCTATCTTTCACCCAATGTGGACATTCGGTGGATTCTTCGCTCCAGCTCCTATCACCTGGGTAGACCAGAAGGGCTCAGAAGGATTCTATACTGAGTACGCAACCTACTTCTTCTACGATGTAGTTGAGTGGAACGATCTTTGCGGATTCAAGCTCTTGAGCGACGCATAAGATAGGGTATGGTTGTGGTGGGGGTGGTGCAGTAAGCACCCTCACCACAACTAACCTTTCTTAGTGCATTATGGCTCAAAAATCAGACCCATCATTTAAGTTATCTAACGAAATTTACAAAACTATTGTCCAGCCCAAGGAAGAGACGCTCGAACGTCTTCGTGGCTGGAAACCGCCAAAGCACGCTTACATTCTATTTGAATCAAAGACATGGTGGTCGCAGCCTGATGGGTCTCGAAAGCTAGGCACCGGCTTGTTTACTTTAAATGCCGAGAGCCGAGCTGATATTGGGCATCACATAGACATGTATCTGGCCAAGGGCTTTCGTTTAATTGATTACGGCAACTTTCCTAAGTTCAGTGACAAGAATCCATCCAGGGCTGCAAAAGCATCGCATTATTCCCAGGGCGCTGGAGTTAATCCATGGGATAATCTGGAAAACCACATAAAGGTTAAGATGCAGCAGGATATTGGATGGGAAGACGAGCGAAGCTCAATGCAAAATGAACTTAATATCCTTCGTCAAAAGCTGATGCAGGAAGAGAAGAAGAAGCAGGTAAAAGAGCAAATAGCTGCATCGACAACGGCTAAGGAAACAACTGGTATAGTATAGCCATGGCAGTGTTTATAAAAAAAGAAAACCTCGGGTCTGGCTCTCCCCGTGGCAATCGACCCGGATCAATTACTCGGAAGGTGGAAAACCTCAAGACCTTCCAACAGCTTCAGCAATCGTACGCCGAAGCAAAGGTTGAGGCTCAACAGTCCATGAAGGACAAGTATGAGTCAAATGCCGAAGTGCAGCATTGGCGTACTCAGATGACCCCCGAGCAACGTACCAGAGATGCTATTGAACGCATGATACCAACTACTAGAACTGTGGCTGAGATGCGTAATGGAGGCAAAGAAGTTAGCTATGAAGACGCAAGAAAGCTCGCAGAAAACATCGCATACAAAGCGGAAACCAACAAAAAAGAAGACAAAGAGTAGTTCTCAACCGGCACCAGCTCCGGTGCGGAAAATGGACCAGTTTACCTACTGCACCAAGGTTTGTGGTGGCAAGTGCTGTTATCTGCACTTTCCGGGCGAAGATGCGGTAAAATGTCCAAACCTTTTGGAGAATAATGCGTGCGGCGTCTATGCCAAACGCTATGGCTCTGAGAGCCCGGAGCCGGTTCTTGTAGTCGGATATTGGGAGACCAAAAAGTATAAGGACTTATCGGGCAATCCAGTAAGAATGCCGTTTTGGTGCGGACAGGTGAAGGACATCATTGCAAGCGGTCGGATGCGTAAGGACATTGAGGAGCAGTGCTGCTTTGCCCACCCAGAGCTCTTAGAAGAGAAAGCGTAGAGGAAAGATGAGATACAAAGTACAGTTAGAGAAAGAGAAGGGCATGAGCGAAAAGCAGGTTCGTGACAGCATCGAGCGTGCTGCGAACATGGCTCGAATTATCTCTCAACAGCGTGGCGAGGGGGATAAAGGGCATGACGCTTTTCGTAAGCAGATGGAAAATAATGCCCAGCGGGATAAGAAGGACGGCAAGATATAAATGACGCACCCATTCGGACAAAGCTTTACCTATTGGTTTTATCCGTTGGTTGACAACGATACGGCTAGTTTGCCGAATGCTATCCTGGCGCAAGCTCCCATCATTTATATTTTTGGCGAGAGCGTCCCAACTAGAGCTGACGCAGCTGCCGGAACCAATGCGCTGCAAACTATTAGTTCGTGGACATGGAATTACCAGAAGCGAGCGTGGAGCTTTACCGTTGCAGCCATTCAAGACCCCGATTCGGCTTCTAACATTGAGACCCGTGAGTATTGGATTGCTTTAAACTTCCGTTTGCAGACGGCAGGGCAAATTCAAACGGTTATTAAACCACTTCAGCTCGAAAGGGTTGTCGGACATAACAAGACAGTTGAGGTTAATGAGGACGACCTGAAACGGTACTTTCCTCAAATTGATGCCTACAGTAGCCAGGTGCAGCGCCTTGCGTATATCTCTCAGGCTGTGGAAGAGGTTAAGTCGGGGCTCCGCATCAAAGGGTATGATTGGGCCAAGATACAACGGGCAGATCGATTGGACCTTTGCGTTACCTATAAGGCGTTATCGTTGGTAATGCTTTCGCAGATACAGGAGCCAAACGATAAGTTTTCTATAAAATACATAGAGTTTAAGCAGAGTTATACCAATGCTCTGGAAAGCTTAAAGTTTGAATACCAAGAGGACGAGGGGGGCACGACTCGGGAGCTCAATACTAGCGGCTTTATATTGTTGCAAAGGTAGGCGGTGGCAACATTATCGTCCGAAATAAGACAGGCTTGGACTGACAAGATATGGACCAACTTGACTGTGTTGGACCTAACCACTCGTATTTTCACTTACGACGTTACAACTGACAGCCAATTCAACATGGCGGAATTGTACTACGCCAAGCCATTGTACGTTCCGAATATCAATTTCTTTCTGTGTTTAGTGACCCGTCAGCATGCGCCACTAATCATGGGAAATACTAGGTACACTTTCCAGGTCAGGGTGGAGTATTATCTCCAACAAGAGGAAATTTCCTCCGAGACGTATAACACGCTCGTAGATCGGCTTGAGAAGGTGGATGATCTCGTTAGGACGGAACTGACCGGAAACTGGAACTCCACGGTCGATTTTTACGAAGGTGGTAATCCAATCGGAATATCGGTCGTGACGATTGATAATAAAGCGTGTTGGAAAGGTGGGTTTGTCTATCTCGGGACAAAAACCGCTTAGATTTTTAGGAGAGTTTAGACTATGGCAAGTTTAACAGGAGCACAATCCAAGGCGGGGCTTAAAGTTGCATCCACCTGGGGTACGGCAGTTTCTTGCGGAGCTGGAAACAGCCTTGCAGCGGAGCTTTCGCCAAACTTTAACGTAAGTGAGATTACCGCTCGTCAGATCGGTTCTGGTAACTACATGCTGAACAACGCAACCCGTGGTTCAGTTATTCCAACTGTTTCCGTTACTGCGGATCTTGGATACCGCAACAACTGCGATGTGCTTTTAGCACAAATGCTTGGAATCTCTGCGGTTCCGGTAGAGATTACGCCTGGAGAGGGAGACTATCTTCATCAGATATTCTTCAATAATACTTTGAACGCAAAGTATGTAACCCTGGCTTTTGAGTCTACCTCAAACACAGTTATGGAGTTCCCAACCTGCGCTGTTCAGAGCGTTGGAATCTCAACTACTTCAATTCCGGGCTACCTTGATTTTACTGCGGAGCTGTTGGCTTCGGGAGTGGCGTTGACCAACTCTCTTCCAACTCCAGCACCAGTGAACACCAATGTAAGCCTTGCAGGTTGCACCTTTTCTGAAGGTACTCCTGAGCTGGTTGCAGTTGATTACTCCGATACTTTCCGCACCAATGATTCGTCTGGTGCTGCGGTAGCCGGAGGAGACCAGTACAACATTACTGGGTTTGAACTTAGCTTAAACCGTCCGCAGGAAGTTATTCCTGAGATCCGTGGTGCGGCTGGATTGCCAGCTCCGCTTGGAACTGACCTCTTTGATGGTACGTTTACGGCTCAGGTAAAAGAGCTTGTTGACCATGGCTACTATGGCATCTGGTCTGCCGAGACATCTCGGAAAGCAGCTATTGTAATTGAGGGAACACAGATTGGGCTTGGATCTAACAAGAGCTTCTCAATCTACCTTCCTCGAATCCTTTTGGTAACTGAGCCTCAATACGCTCTTACCGATCAGGGCACAAATGCTCTTTCTCTGGAGTTCCGACTTCTAAGAGCTGAAGCAAATCCAACTGGTATGGATAACACATATCCGTACTTTGAAATTGTAAACACCCTTGCAACTTCGCTCCTTGCGTAGTTGACCTCGGGCGTGGTTAGAAAGCCTGTGGTTTGGGAGAAAAACTCTTGAGCTACAGGCTTTCTTCTTTTAAGGTGTGTGGAAATTTCAAGAACGCACCCATAGAAGTTTTGTGGGTGCGTTCACTTAAAAAGCACCTCCTATGAAAATTGACAACGATCTCGTAGTAAAGATTGGCGACGGCGAAGCTATTTTCGAAGAACCAAGCCTCCGTGATTGGGCAATCATGGTCGAGATGGAGAAGAAGACTTTGGATGAGCAGGCAGATGTTCTCCTGCCGAAGTTGAAAGAGCTCCGTGGTTTTGAATACCAGGACGGAACTGAGGTAACTGTTGAGGACTTGAAGAACAAAAAGTTCAGCGCCAAGTTCTTCCTCATGCTGATGAAGGCATGGACAAAAGAAATCGTAAGTAGCCTCAGAGACGAGGCGGAATCAAAAAACGAACTAACGGTAAATTAGTTCGACTGTTTAAGTCTCGGTTATACGAGCCAGGGTTAAACTGCCCTAACTGTCACTATATTTACGTCAAAAATAATAAGAAGCCTGCTTGCCTCGCAAACAAGTGCTCTATTGTGGATATTGCGGGAAACAAGCGATTAAATCAGCTTGTCGATGCCTTTATTCAAATAGAGGTTCTCGACATGTCCAGCGGCTATGGGAGGTTTCAGGAAAAGATTATTGTTGATAGTGGCTTGATTGAGGAATCACCGGCGACAATTTTAGAGATGAAGTCGATAATAAGCGAGTATAGAACATGGAAGGAAAAGTCCAGTTCTAAAAAGACTCGCTAATGGCTTTTGAAGACTCAAACGATATTAAAATTTCAGTTACCCTTGATGCCGATACCGCCATCAAGCAAGCCGATGCGCTTAAGAAAGCCATTTCCGATAGCTTTGGAAAGCTTAATGGGGAGCTCAAGAAAGTCCAAGATACTATCAACAAGCTGGATACATCTGGGCTAGAAAAGCTCAAGGCTCTTTACGATAAAGAAACAGACCAGCTCAAATTAAATAACAAGCTCAAAGCCGATTTACGCAAAGCGGAGTTAGCCGATCAGCGCAAGCGCTTGGTTGACGAGCAGAAAATTAGAAACCTAGCTCTCGAACAAGAGCGTAAGTCAGCCAAAGATTCGTTAGGACTCCGGCTGCAAGCAGCTAAGGACGAAGGCAAAATTGCTTTAGCTAGAGAGCGTGCTCAATTAGCAATTCAAGTTGCGGCAGAAAAAGCTAGAATTAGAAAAGATGGTCCCGAGCCGGTTGGCGATTTGGCAAAATCACTTGGTGGAGTAAAGCAGTTTTTAAAACCAGTGACAGAAATAGGCAGGGAGATTACTTCCGTTGCTGCTTCTGTTTATTTGCTACGAGAAGCCTTTAATCTTCTTACCGTTCCCATTGCCGTATTAAATCGTTTAAATGAATCCATTTTGCAAACAGCCAAGGCTGCAAACGAACTTGAGGGACTCAAAACTGGTTTTGAAACTCTTCAAAAGGCGATTGGAAACTCTCCCGAAGCTTCCATTGATGCACTGAGAAAAGCGACCCAAGGGCTCATCAGTGATACGGATCTCTACCAGCGTGCAAACCAAGCTGTTTTGTTAGGAGTTCCAACGGACCTTTTTAACGAGGCGGCGGCAGCGGCAGTTAAACTCGGTCGAGCAATGGGTATTGATGCAGCGTTTGGATTAGAGAGTTTGTCTCTCGGTCTTGGACGTCAAAGTCGGCTGTACCTGGATAACCTTGGTATCGTTGTAAGTGCTGAAGAGGCATACAAGAAATATGCTGCCTCCGTAAAAAAGAGTGCCAACGATCTGACTGACGCAGAAAAGCGTGCCGCTTTCTATGCGGAGTCTTTGTTTAAAATAAAGCAAAGAGCCGATGAGTTGCCTGACCCTATTGATTCCGTCGGTACTGCAACTACGAAGCTTGCGGTTGCTCAGAGCAATTTATCTACTAAATTCTTGCTTGGATTCAACTCCTCTACCGCTTTGGCCACAGCGCTAAAACAGCAAGCTGGAATCACAGCAAGTGTCACCGAGTCCTTTTATGCTATCGGCAAAGCTACGGGAGATTTAGCCGCTAAGTTTGTCGTGCTTAAAAATGCGTTCAGCTTTATTGGATCTGTTGGTGTAAAGGCAGTTACTCCGGTTCTCGATCTATTCGGCAGCTTCTCACTCGACAAGCAAATAAAAGACGTTGAGTTCTGGAAACAACAGTACGAGCAGGCAATCGAAGCAGCGAAGAAAGCAAAGGCAGCGGCAGAGTCCGTTGGCGACTCACGAGCAGCTCAAAATCAAGCTGAGTATGCAGAGTTCTGGAACCAAAAGCTCAAGCAGGCCAACGCAACACTTATACAGCTTCGAGGCGAGCTTGATGGTATTGCCGGGAAAAATGTCGATCTTCAAATACGAGTTACAGCGGTAAAAGATTCTCAGAATCAGATCGATCAGATTATCTCAGATTTCAAAACCTCCGCAGCGCAAGACATCGGAGTTTTTCGCTCTGACCAATTTGACACTGCGACCTTTGATAACTTTGTTCAGAAAGTACAAAAGGCAAAGGAGCAGTTTGCTGAAACGAAAGACATTGATAAGTTCAATTCGGCTATCGACAGACTTAAAACCGAAAGCTTTGGCAGCGACCTAGCCTCTGCAACGACAAATGTAAAAGATGCAGTCAGTGGACTCGTTGGTACTCTGTCAAACACTTCTGGGCCAGAAAAATTTGCAGGTGCCGTTGGCAATCTCAAGGACGCACTAATTGGGTTTATTAAGACAGGAAAAAACACCCAATCAACTGCGAAGGTCATTGAAGCAGCTTTAAAATCAGTTTTTAAAGACACAAAAAAGAACACCTCAGATACAGAAAGGGAATTAAAGAAACAGAAAGCTGCATACGATCAATTCGTGAAGGGTATAAAACGCTCTTTGGGAACTGCTATTCCAGACGAGTTTCAAAAACAAATCATTGAGACCTTTAAAGACGGAACCCTTAGCGCTGCCGATTTTGAGCAAAAGCTAATTGATATAGGTAAGCGTGCTCAAGCCGCTGGAGTTGACTTAGCGGCGGTACAGAAAGAAGTTCAAGACCTGCAAAAGATCGGGAGCGAAATAGGCTTTGATAAGCTCGAAGTGAACGCAGAAGAGTCAGAGAAGATAAAGAAAAACTTCCAAGACCTTCAAAACATTCAAAGCGGGATGCTAAATTTCAATGAACTCCTTACAGGAGCCAAACCGGGCGAGGGCGGTGGGTTTTTTGGATTTAACCTTGGCGATGCTTTTACCGCTGAATCAGAAGCACAAATTGCTGACTCTGTTCAAGGAGCTCTCTCCACTGCCTTCAGCATGGCTGTCGATGGCTTTACTCGGGATGATGTACCAGAGCTGTCGGCTGCAATCGGAGGCGCTGTAGGAACAGCGGTGGGCGCTTATTTCGGCGGGCCAGCTGGAGGGCAAGCCGGAGCTGTTATAGGGTCTGGTATCGGGCAGATTATTGGCGAGGCTCTTAAAACTTTTGGGCAAGACACCGAAGGAACTAAGGACAGAAAAGAGGTCGATAAGTATTTCTCTGATCTGTTTGATGGGGATCGCCTTGGAATAGTTATTGAAGGAGAGGTATTCAAAGCGATAGAAAAGCGAAAAGGTGGGATGTTCAACACCTTTGTTGGCGGGATTGCAGGAAATATAATAGGTGGCGGATTCTTAGCGGGCATTGGAGCAGTAGTTGGCGCAGTCGTTGACGACGCAACCAACACGGTCGGTCAGCAACTTAAAGAGAAAATTCCTCCGACATTTCTAGCTCTTGGAGACATCGTATTTGATGGTTTCACAAGGTTTGCCGGTGATGTCAGATATGGCATAGAGGAGGTTGGTAAAGGTTTCAACGCATTCTCTTCGTATTTCAATACTCTACCTTCGACCGTTCAAAATAGCTTCACTGGCATAGGCGTGGCCTTTGGTATGCTGCTTGGGCAGTCTGAGGAGCAAAGCAAACTTATCGGTACAGCTCTTGCCAACAACATTGGCGGAAGCTTGCAAAATCTCCAGGTGCTTGTTCAGCAAACCGGAGAGTCGTTTGATAGTTTATCCGAAGCCATTTTAGACGGTTTCTTGTCATCCACCTTGTCTGTTGAAGATGCCTATAACGCTTTGGCGCAGCTTGGGCAGCTTTACGCCGTGGGAATCCCTGGAGCTGTCGGAGCGTACCAGGAAGCGATTGATAACCTGAACAACAGCTTGCAAAATGATTCGCCTGGAAGGTATGCCACCGACAGTCTCCGTGACATTGGCGCAGAGGCGTTGGAGGCTGGTAGAAGTTTTGACTTTGCTATTAGTCAGCTGGGGGCGACCTTTGGATTTACAGCGCAGCAATCAACGAGACTATTTGAAGCATTTAAAGTAGCTGGAATTACTAGCTTGCAGCAACTCCAAGAGGCGAGCAATGCACAGCTGCTTACCATTCTTAACAACATCCGATTGGTACAGGAGAACTCAACGGCTCCATTAGGAACAACTCCACAGACGGAGTTTGATAAGCCTAAATCTAGTGGTAGCAGCAAAAAAGATCCGATTGCCGACATAAGAAAGCGGATTAGTGAGCAGACAAATGATTTAATTAAAAAGGACATCAGATACTTAGAAATTTTAGATCGAGTAAAAGCTGGTAGTCTTTCTCAGGTCGCAAGCGGCAAGGAGATTATTGCTTTAAGAGAAGCTATACGAAAGCAAGTCGATTTGCTTTTGATGTCTGAGTACAAACTAGATCTCATATTAAGCAAGCCCAAGACCAAGCGTACGGCTAAAGATATTCAAGATATAGCGAAGCTTGGAGAGGCAATTAGAAAGGCTGAGGAAGAGATCAAAAAGATTACTGACAGTCAAAAGAAACAGGAGTTCCAAACCAAACAGCTCAACCTCTCTGCCGTCATTCCACTTATCACCAACATGAACATGCTGGGGGTCGTGGCAAAGCAAACTGGAGTGGATCTTCAGAAGAATGTAGACATTCTTGTGCAAGGGTTCCTTGCTGGCAAGTTGTCTATTGAAGAAGTTAATAAGCAAATTGGAAAGACTAAGGATCTATTAGGACCGGGTATTCCAGGGGCTATTGGCGATGTAAAGAACGCATTCCAAAATCTCATTGATGCTGGCGAGCAGGGTGGAGCATTTAGCGCCGACGCCTTTGTTGATATTTTTGCAGAGTTCCGTGAAAAGTTTCAGAAAGAGTCTGGGGCACTGCGAGAGACGCAGCGTAGAGCTCTTACAGCAAATGTGGACGAGGCTAATCGTGCATTCCAAGCAGCTGGCGATCCAACTGCCGCTGCCGCAGCTGCCAAGAAGCTCAACGAAGCTAAGGCGGCATTGGAAGCATTTAACAACAGCGTGGATGCTCCAAACCTAACGGATCTGCGTGAGGAGCTTTTAAAAACCTTTAGCGGCGATTATGTTGATAAGTTCTTCCAAGCACTTGATCAGAGTGGTATCCGTGGGTTTGAAGACTTTGCAAGTGCTGGCAACGAATCAATTATCGGTATTCTTGGTAAGCTGAAGGAAGTTGGCTTTCAATTTAATCAAACCAGTGGAGACATCCAGGGAGTGAACCAGGGATTAAACGAAGCTGCGAAGAACGCTAATGCTGGATTAGATCCATTGGCACAGGCAGTTGCGCTGGTTCAAAGTTTCAACAATGGAGCTTCAACCCTACCTCCTGCACTTAACTCAACCACACAAGCCATCGAGGGAATGAATGGTCCTTTGAGCAAGCTACAGGCTGGTTTTGCCGACATACAAACAAAGCTGAGTCTTTTAAGTGGTCAGACCTATAACACCACTGTAGTGTTTGACGTAAAAACAACGGGCGATGAGAATGGTAAAACTCTTTTAGAGCTCTTGTTCGGCAACGGCAACAACACGGCAAGCGACCCCGGACGTGGAGAGAAGGGACCACCGAGCCCGACAGAAGTAAGAAGGACAGAGCTGCAAACTCAGGTTTCAAGTTTCAAGAAGCAACTTGACCGCCTAAAGAGACAAAGAAAGACGAATACTAGCGAATACAAGAAAATTCAAAGGCAATTACAAAAGGCAACTTCTGAGCTTGAGGGTCTGTAATGACTACAAGTTTTTTAATAATGTACCCAGACGTGCAGGTGTCGGCTCTATCGCAATCAAACAGCGCTTTGTTTGATGAAGACTTTCCTGTTGAAAACACCTTTGATGGAAACAATCGAATTAAGTGCAAGCTTTCAACCGTCAATACCAGTTTGGTCCTGACATTTGATTTAGGAGTCGGCAGAAGTAGGACTCTTGATTATCTCGTGTTAGGTGGAGCGACAGAGCTGATAAGTGCCAGTCGCACTGTAAAAGTTGAGATAAAAGAAAGCTTGGCAGCTTCATGGACCACCACTATTGCCGATGCGCCTATTTCGGCAGCAAATGCTCTTGGTAGTAACTTTGATGAGTTTATTTTTACTACTGATAGCACCCCGTCAGCCAACGTATTTCCAGCGCAGCTGTTCAAGGTGACTTTTTCCGGGGCGGCTCCAGGGGTCTATCATATCTTTGACAGGCTGTACCTTGGTCAAAGTTTTGACATGGGCAAAGAGCCCGACAATTATGACAT